TTACGATAGTAAAAAAGATGAAGACGAACCAGCACACCCTATCGGTTACCACGATAATGTCGCTGAAGAAAAAGAAGAAGTTAAAAAAGAAACAGAGGACGAGGCTTGCGAGTCTTGTACAATTTAAATGAACTTCGTAGCAAATACACCCTACGTTAAATGTTGGGTAAGAAAAGAGTATCTACACGACCTAGAAAAAGGCCACGGCGAATTAGTTGAGGCAGTTATGGTTGCTGTAAAATCTGTACAAGGTCGTGCCTTAATGTTTGAGGCATATCTACCAGAGTATGGTGCTTGTTTTGATAAGTTTCCATTATCTGCCTTTGTATGGCGATCAGATTATAAAGAAGAAGAATTATTACCTTTGAGCACAATAGAGTTATGGGATAGTTTTAGTAATAATATTCAGTTATGGTCTAAAAGATTATTAAAAAATTGTGATGTAGAAATTATGTTAAAAGGTGGTGGCAGAATGAAAGGTGAATATATGTTTACAATAGATAGTTGCCACGGTGATGTAAATATGATAGACACAGGAGTTAGTGAAGTACCATCTGAACATAAACAACATAATTTTGGTAAGTTAGATAATGGTCAATTTTTTGCTCAACCAAATAATAGAATGTTGTGGTATGAACAATCATTAACACCTAAAGAATTAAAGACACCTGACTTTTTAGTATCAAGTAGATATTATTTTTCTGAACAGGAAGAAAAGTGGGCGTTTGGTGATTCTGACAAATATTTTTACGAAGAACAAAAAAGAAACGAAGACGAGGAAAAAGAATACAAGTAATGGCAAAGTCCGTATTTAATAAAGATAAAAATTTAGACGCCACAAAACAACTAATGTTTTTTGGTCCTGATTTAGCAGTTCAAAGATATGATGATATGAAATATCCTATTTTTGATAAGTTAAATCAACAACAACTAGGTTATTTTTGGAGACCTGAAGAAGTATCTTTACAGAAAGATAGAAACGATTATCAAGAACTATCTGAACAACAAAAGTTTATATTTACAAGTAATTTAAAATATCAAACTATGTTAGATAGTGTTCAAGGTAGAGGACCTTGCCTTGCATTTTTACCATTTGTAACCAATCCAGAATTAGAAGGTGCCATTGTTGCATGGGACTTTATGGAAACAATTCATAGTAGAAGTTATACATACATCATCAAAAACTTATATGCTAATCCAGCAGATGTTTTTGATACTATTATTGAAGATAAGAAGATAGAAGAAAGATCAAAAGCAGTAACCGAGGCATATGATAAACTAATCAATCTAGGTTACAAATATCAATTAGATCCAAAGTCTGTTGATATGTATGATCTAAAGAAAGCATTATGGCTTGCATTAGTGACGGTCAATGTATTAGAAGGTTTAAGATTCTATGTATCGTTTGCTTGTTCATTTGCTTTTGGCGAATTAAAACTTATGGAAGGTAGTGCAAAAATATTATCACTAATTGCAAGAGATGAATCACAACACCTTGCAATGTCGCAACAAATAATTAAAGCGTATCTTACAAAAGAGAATGATAAAGTAATGAATAAGGTAATTAAAGATACACAAAAAGATGTTTATAAAATCTATGATGACGCTGTTCAGCAAGAAAAAGATTGGGCAAGTTATCTATTTTCTAAAGGTTCAATGATCGGCCTATCAGAAAAACTATTACATCAATATGTAGAGTATATTGCAAATAGACGAATGAGAGTAATAGGATTAGAGCAAAAGTATGAACAATCAAGTGCAAACAATCCATTACCTTGGACTCAACATTGGTTTAATAGTAGATCACTTCAAAACGCACCACAAGAAACTGAAATAGAAAGTTATGTTATTGGTGGCGTAAAACAAGATGTTAAAAAAGATCAATTTAAAACTTTCAAACTCTAATGGCAGACGATAACGATAAAAAGATATACATATCCTGTAAGAATTGTGATGTAGGGTATTGGGTAAAGTGGTCAGATGATGACGCAGAACCCAACACTTGTCCTTTCTGTGGGTTCGATACTTCAATAGATGAAGAGGATGCGATTTTTGAGAATGAAGAAGAAGAAGATAATTGGAATTGATTATAGTTTAAGTAGTCCCGCTATATGTGTATGTAGAGGTGACTTTAAGTTTGATAATTGTAAGATATATTATTTAACAAATGTAAAAAAATATGAAGGCAAATTTTATAATGGACAGATAGATGGCAGATTACATTTACCCTATACCTCCGAGCAACAACGACACGATCAGATTTCCGAGTGGGCGCTTTCTGTTATTGGTACTGCTATTGGTAATATTTTTATAGAAGGCTACTCATATGGATCAAAAGGTTTAGTATTCAACCTAGCAGAGAATATGGGTACACTCAAACATAAACTCTATAAACTCAATAAACGATTTCAAGTAATAGTGCCTGGGCAAATCAAAAAGAATGCTACAGGTAAGGGTAATGCAGATAAACAAAAGATGTATGATCAGTTTATCGCAGATACAGGCATAAATTTAGTCAATAAACTTGACCTATCTAAACTCAATAATCCAGTAACCGACATTGTAGATTCATATTATATTGCGAAATATGGGGCGAATCAGTAAATGTTCTCGTTTTGTTCTTCTATAACCCTTGTAAAATAAGGGTTTTTGACGCTTGACTTATTGGGCGTTTTATGTTATAGTAATACTATATGAGAGAAAAAATGAATGGTTATTTTGCAGTTGCCCTTAATAAGAACGACTCAAAACTAGTATCTACAAAAGCAACATTTCCTATTGTTGTATCAGATCACATTACACTTGCATATAAACCATCAAAAAGAATTTACAACAAATACAAAAAATTAGTCGGTCATAAAGTCGGTGCTATGATTGAAGGTTATAGATCAAACAATGCTATTGACGCTTTATGGGTAGGTAAGATGATTGATATTAATACAGACAAATACATCAAAAGACATGATGACGGTGACGCTCATATAACTTTATCACATAAAAAAGGTTATAAACAAGGTGACGCCAATACAATGTTTATTGATCCTACAATTAATCAAAGAAAGATTGGTTATGTTGAAGGTGTAGTAAAATATTTTGATTACAATAAGAGAGGAAAATAATGAGTGAATATTTTAAAAGTTTTAGTATAGTTTATAAGAGAGAGTATATTGATTCAGAGGATCAACACGACCCTAATTTCTTTATCGGTCATGCTATATACAAAAATGTTCCTATTGAAAAAATAAAATATTACAGAAAACAATTATTAAAGATGAAAGAAATTTTAGATAGACAATTTAAAGAAGACGCTACGAACTATACAGGAACTAGTGGTATTGAGATTGTTTATCCAGATGAGTATTACCAGACTTATGAAGATGTGTTTGGTGATAGTGCCAAAGATACAATGAATGCTAAAGATTTATGGAATGATTATGGTCAACAATATGAAAGACAAGGTTTTAGAAAAGACTTTGATCCTGATCTAACAAAAAATTATAAAACTAGAACAGATTACAAATACAATACAATACAATAGAGGAGAACATTATGGGAAAAGTTGATACAGATTGCTACACATTTAAAAATGATGTTGGCAAAAATCTATACAGAAAGAAAACATACTATACACTTGTTGTTGAACAAGATGTATTGGCAAAAGATAAAGACGAGGCTGATACTAAATTTACAGACTTCGGTGGTTTAGATCACGGCAAGATAGTAAAAGATTTAGCACAAACAAGTGATGGTGTTGAAACATATATGGTTGACGCTAATTACAATGATTCAGATACGACTCAATTTATAGGTAAGGTCAAGTATGATGATGAGTGGCAAGACCTAAAAGAGGCTGTTGAGTGTGAAGATGTGCATATAGACACTTATGCTAGTGAAGATGAACCACTACAAACAATACCTATGACCGAGGCAGAAGAAGATAAGAACGCAGGTGTTGTAAGAGATAAAGATAATAATGTAAAAGGAGTTGAAAATGGGGTTTGATTTTTTTCTATTACTTCTTTTAATTGCAGTAGGCGCTTATGCAGTAAGTAATTCTATTCATATTGCGTTTATATTTAATAATGCAATCAAAAGTTGTAAAGTATATTTAGAAAAATTGTTAGATTTATTGAGATAATTGGGTGCTTGACTTTTATCTAAAAATGTTATATAATGAAAAAACTAATGCGTAAAAAAAAGACTACAAGAGAGAAGTGGCAAAAGATTACTAGACCCACATTTACAAGAACACTACAAGGTTTTGAAAGACCCGATTATACTTTAGATATAAACGGCATACAAAGAAATTCTATACCAACAAGTGATAGAATCCCAGGCGCTTGTGTAAAGAGAACTTTACCCAAAGTCAAAATGCCTGCTGGTAAAACCATCGGTATCGCTTACAACAAAGGTAATTATCAAGTTGTTGACGCTGCTGATTTTAAAACAATGGGAAAGAAGATATGAAAAAATCTATACTAACATTATTTGCTGTAATGTTTATTACATCAGCAAATGCAGATACTAAAAGTATAACTCCACAAGAGTTTGCTCAAAGTATTAGTGAGGTTCCTAGTAAGGTATCTTCTGCTGTGAAAAACGAGTGGGAGAAAACAAAGGAGTTTCAAAAGAAATCTTGGGACGAGACCAAAAAGAAATGGCCTTGGAACAAAATATTTAAAGGCGATAATGCTTCATAATATTGAAGATTTTTGTAATAAGATTATTAGTGTTGCTGATCAGGCAAAAAGACTCAAAGAAGAGTCAAAGTCTGGTCACAATGCTGAGATCAAAAACAAGATTGAAGATTTACAAATGCAATGCAGATTAATCGGTAACGAAGGGAGAACGAATGATAACTAAAGAAAGTATATTTGAGGAATTTAAGATTGCAAAAGAAAAAGATATTGCAAAAAGTAAAACACCACCTCCATATGAGAATGTTTTTACTAACAGAATAAAAGTATTAGAATCACATAGGGACGCTAAGAAAGCACACCCTAATCAATATCGTAATTTAGATATTAATTTTGATAGATTGATATTGGCATATAAGAGTCCTGTGCCAGTTGATCATTTTTACAAAGTTGTATTCGGTAAGACACTTGAACAATACGAACATGATAAGAGATTGCAAGAGTTGTCCGAGGCACAATTAGAAAAATTAGAAAAACAAAAAGAGAAGGAAGAGAATGTTAAAGAAGTTTCTTTTAATTAGTAGTTTGTTGTTGCTCTCTAATTGTGCTAGTAAGCAGTCCTATATTGGTGCGTCCACTACAGCGGCTGTTGCTGGCACAGCGTGTTGGCAATATATATCAGACAATCCTGCTGTTGTTGCTACTTGTGCAGTTGCAGGATCATTTAAGGGTGCAGATATTATGAATGGTGAAACAGATGATCAATTAATGACAAGAGCATTTATAGATCATTTAGAGAATGCCCCTAATAGTCCAGGGTTTACTACATGGCAAAATCCTAAAACACAAAGTAATGGTATTATTAAAACTACAGGTTTCTATTTAAAGGGACCTATTAAATGTACAATGATTGAAACTACACACGATCAGAATTTAGATAACACTAGATTCTTTGATACTATACTATATGGTAATCCGTATAGACAAATGCAATGGCATGAGGCGTGTAAAATGCCTGATGGTAGATGGATGTTAACACAATGAAGAAATTAAAATGGATGATACTAGATAATTTACCAAGTATTTTTGTAATACTTGTATTTACTTTTGGTATGGTCATGGCGTGGAATAGTACATGAATAAATTTATAGACCCTAAAAATCCACATACGGTGGGTAAGAGTGCTTGGAATCTAGGCAATCATATATTGTTGATATGCTTTGTACTTGCAATATTATTTGTAATCAAAGCGAGTTATGCTGAAGACTCATTTGAAAACACAATGAAAAAAATTGAGATGTTAGAAGGCAATAATACAAAAGTTGAATATGATAAGATACAACCTATTAAGGATCAATATTGTTTTATCAAAGTTGAAATAAAAGAATTAGACAATGGCAAGATAGTTAAACAAGAGGTTGTAGAATGTGCAGATGGCCGAAAGGCATACGATGGCCCTACTTATTGGGAGTTGTTTGCTCAATTCTATTATGGCGATATGAATACGCCTGCCTATTGTAGATATTATGAGAGGCCAAACCACGCCTATCATAAGCCAGGCAAAGTTTGCCTAGATAAAGATGGTAATTGGGAGGTGAGAAAGTGATTAAATTTATATTTACCACTACAATCTTATGGGTAGCCATTGCTTTTGCATGGGAACCCTTCACTACAACGGTTGAGAAAACACAGGCTGTTGACCAAACGAAAAAAATAGTGTATAATGTGTTTAATAAAGTAAAGGAGAAGGTGAAAGATGAGTAAAATACTCAAATATATAATGATCGGAAGTATGGCATTGTTATTAACTAATTGTGCTTCAAATACTTACAAGATAAAGAAAGAGAAGGATAAACAAGTCCTTAAAGTCCCATCTTGGTACATGAACGATTACTCTACAAAGAAAGAATGTGGCACTACTAGATTTGGTAAGAACAAGTC